GTAGAGCAAGTAGCGGAATTAGCCCCCGCGCCGGAACTGGAAACCACGGCGGTTACTCCAGAACCTGTAGTTGAAACGCCGGAAGTAGCAGCTAAGACATTCTCGCAAGAGGAACTTGACGCCGCTATTGGTAAACGCCTCGCAAGAGAGCAGCGAAAGTGGGAACGAGAGCGACAGCCTGCGCCAGCAGTGGCAGTGGACTTACCCCCGCAAGATCAGTTTGAGTCGGTCGATGCTTACGCAGAGGCCAAGGCTTACAAACTGATTGAGCAGCGGGAACTCCAAAAACAGCAAGCTGAGATTCTTGACGGGTATCACGAGCGTGAAGAAACGGCTAGGTCTAAGTACAGCGACTTTGAACAAGTTGCCTACAACCCCAGCCTCAAGATTACAACCGTGATGGCACAGACGATTCAATCGTCGGAAATTGGGCCTGACTTGGTTTATCACCTTGGCTCAAATCCGAAAGAGGCAGATCGTATTTCTCGACTAGCGCCTATTTTGCAGGCTAAAGAGATTGGACGACTTGAGGCTAAGTTAGCCGAGAACCCCGTTCAAAAGCGTACTTCTGGTGCGCCTGAGCCGATTTCACCAGTCACCGCCCGAGGGGTGGGTTCTGGGTCTTTCGACACAACTGACCCACGGTCTATCAAGACCATGAGTACCAGCCAGTGGATTGAGGCCGACAGAGCGCGACAAATGAAAGCGTTGCAGGCGCGAAAGTTTTAATTTATTTTCTAAGGAAAAATCGTGGCTAACAGTATTCTTACCATTGACATGATTACTCGGAAGGCTCTTGAGATTCTTGAGAACAACCTGGTAATCACCCGCAACGTGAACCGACAGTACGATGACAGCTTTGCTGTTAACGGTGCCAAAATCGGCTCTACCCTGCGTATCCGCCTGCCTGATCGCGCTCTGGTGACTGACGGTGCAGCCCTGCAAGTGCAGGACGATGCCGAGCAAAGCACCACGCTGACGGTTTCTACCCAAAAGCACATTGGTGTAAACTTCACCACCGCTGAGTTGACTTTGCAGTTGGATGACTTTGCAGAGCGGGTTCTCAAGCCCCGTATCTCGCAGTTGGCCTCCAGCATTGACGCTGACGTTGCTAATGCCTACAAAGCCATTTTCAACACCGTAGGCACTCCCGGCACTTCTCCCGCTACCGCTTTGGTTCTGTTGCAAGCGCAGCAGAAACTCAACGAATCGGCTGCTGGTATGGCTCCTCGCTACGCTACCGTCAACCCTGCTGCTAACGCTGGCTTGGTCAACGGCCTGTCTGGTTTCTTTAATCCCACCGACACCATCAGCAAACAGTTTAAGAACGGCATGATGGGTACTGGCGTGTTGGGCTTTGACGAAATCAACATGAGCCAATCCATCAAGGTTCACACCACCGGCTCTCGTGCTGGTACGATTTTGGTTAACGGTGCTGTTAGCACCCAAGGCCAATCGACCATCAGCATTGACGGCCTTACTGGTGCGACTGACACAGTGACTGTTGGTGATGTGTTTACGATTGCAAACGTGTTTGCAGTTAACCCACAGACCCGTGAGTCAACTGGTTCGCTACAGCAATTTGTTGTGACCGCCGCACAAACTGGCGTTAGCAATGCTTTGGCAAACATGGCAATCAGCCCACCGATCTACACCAGCACAAGCGCCTTGGCTACCGTTAACAGCTTCCCCGCTGATAACGCTGCCGTGACCTTTGTTGGTACAGCATCTACTGCCTATCCGCAAAACATGATCTACCACAAGGACGCCATTGCGTTTGCTACGGCAGATTTGGTCTTGCCAACCGGCGTAGATATGGCTGCTCGTGCGGTGCATAACGGTATTAGTTTGCGTATTATTCGTGATTACGACATCAACAACGACCGTATGCCTTGCCGTATTGACGTACTCTACGGTTTTAGCACTATTCGTCCTCAGATGGCTTGCCGTCTGTGGGGTTGATCTAACTCATTTGAAAGGAAATTATCATGGCTCTCCCTAATGGTGCAGGCGGTCAACAACTTGGTGACGGCAACCTACTTGAAGCAGTAATGGGGGTTCAAACCATCCCAGCTACTTTGACCGGCGACACAACTTTGACTGCGGATCAAGTGGCAGTTGGTTTGGTTGTTTGCAAAAAATCCTCGGATGCTACGTTGACTGTAACGCTGCCTACCGCAGCGTTGCTTGACGCAGCTATCACAAGCGCAAAAGTTGGTTCGTCTTTTGATCTAACTATTTGCAACGACAACAACTCTGGTGCTTCTTCTACTGTTCCGGTCACAACCGGCACAGGTATCACAATTTTTGGTTCGGTAACCGTGGGCCGTCATGGCGCACACACCTACCGTTTTGTGAAAACTGGCGATGCTGCTTACTCGGCCTTTTTGAAGTAAGCTAGATGGCAGTCATTTACTTACGTCACCCCGTGCATGGGACAAAAGTTGCGTGTATGGAAGCAGAAGCCGTTTATGACGAAAAAAACGGCTGGGTGAGGTTTGATGTAGATGCGGTAGACGAGCCTGTCACGGTGAACGAAATGAAACGTCCCCGTGGCAGGCCACCCCGAGTTGAGGTTGTTGACGTAGGAGCATAGGTATGACCACATCTGCTGGCGACCAGATAAACGGGGCATTGCGCCTGATTGGGATGTTGGCAGAGGCTGAGACACCTTCAGCAGCAACATCCGCTGACGCACTGTCGGCAATGAATCAGATGATTGACTCATGGAACACTGAGCGTTTGTCGGTGTTCACTACGCAAGACCAAGTGTTCACTTGGCCTGTAAATCAAGCTACACGCACGTTAGGCCCAACAGGTAACTTTGTGGGCAACCGGCCTGTTTTGGTTGACGATGCTACTTACTATAAAGATACCTCAAACGGTACTTCGTATGGCATCAAAATAATCAACGAGCAGCAGTACAACGGCATTGCTGTCAAAAACACGACCAGCACCTACCCGCAAGTGCTGTATGTCAACATGGGCTACCCCGACATTACGATGACGGTATACCCTGTGCCAACTTCACCGCTGGAATGGCACTTTGTCTCGGTTGAGGAACTGACGCAACCCGCAGTGCTGGCAACTACGCTGTCGTTTCCACCAGGTTATCTACGAGCCTTCAGGTTCAATCTAGCTTGTGAGATTGCCGCTGAGTTTGGCGTCGAGCCAAGCCCCCAAGTCTCGCGCATTGCCATGACCTCTAAGCGCAACATCAAGCGCATCAACAATCCTGACGATGTGATGGCAATGCCCTACGGCATAGTCGCCAACCGTCAACGCTACAACATCTACGCTGGGAACTTTTAATTATGACTACCGTTGCCATCTCCGGTCTGCCCGTTGCTACCGTCATCAACGCTGCTGACATTGTTCCTTTTGTCCAAGCTGGCACAACCAAGAGCATCAGCAAGACCCTGTTGTTCACCAGCCCTGCATTGGTGACGCCAGCTTTGGGGACGGTTGCCAGTGGCGTCATTTCGGCCTGCACATCGACCAGCATGGTTATGGTGACACCAGTGCTTGGTGCAGCCACCGGGACTAGCCTAGCAGTAACTGCTGCAATCACTTCATCTGGCACGGCAGGCGTAGGCTACGCAACAGGCGCAGGCGGTGCTGTAACGCAACTTACCAGCCGAACCACAGGTGTGACGCTAAACAAGACCACAGGCGCAATCACCTTATTTAGCGCAGCAGGAACAACGACTGCGGCAACCTTTACCGTGACCAACAGCACTGTAGCGGCAACAGATGTCATCATCTTGAACCAAAAGTCAGGAACGGATCTGTACGACTTGATGGTGACGGCAGTGGCGGCAGGAAGTTTTAATCTCACATTTCGCACTACTGGCGGCACGACCACTGAAACGCCGGTCTTTAACTTTGCCGTTATCAAAGCTGTAGCTGCTTAATGAAATCGCCTATCCTTGGTTCGGCCTATGTTGCCCGTAGCGTCAATGCTGCGGATAACAGGATGGTCAACCTGTTCCCAGAAATTGTCCCAGACGGAGGGGAGACAGGCGGGTTTCTGAACCGAGCGCCTGGGCTTGACTTGCTGGTGACGGTTGGGACAGGGCCAATACGGGGCTTGTGGACGTTTAACGGCATTGCCTATGTGGTTAGTGGCACGGAACTCTACAGCCTCACCACGGCCTATGTAGCCACCTTGCGCGGCACGGTAGCAGGCACTGGCCCGGTCAGCATGAGCGACAACGGCACTCAGTTGTTTATCGCAGCCAATGGGCCGGGGTACATTTACAACAGCAGCACGGCAGTCTTTGCCCAGATCACAGACGTTGATTTTGCTGGCGCGTTGGTAGTTGGCTACTTGGACGGTTACTTTGTCTTCATCCAACCAAACAGCCAGGTATTCTGGGTAACGCAACTGCTAGATGGATCTTCCGTTGACCCGCTTGACTTTGCCAGTGCCGAGGGTTCGCCTGACGGTTTGGTCAGTATGATCATTGACCACGGGCAGATTTGGCTGTTTGGCACTAACTCAGTCGAGGTCTGGTACGACTCTGGCGCTGCCGACTTCCCCATGACCCGCATTCAGGGCGCGTTCAATGAGATTGGCTGCGCTGCAACCTTCTCTGTTGCCAAGCTGGACAACGGCATCTTCTGGCTAGGCGCAGATGCGCGAGGCCAAGGCATCGTTTACCGGGCCAATGGCTACACCGGCACTCGGGTCAGCACCCACGCCATTGAGTTTGCCATTGCCCAGTACGGCGACATTTCTGACGCTATTGCCTACACTTACCAGCAAGAAGGCCATGCTTTCTACGTCCTGACATTTCCCACCGGCAACGCCACTTGGGTCTACGATGTGTCTACGCAGGCGTGGCACGAACGTGCTGGGTTTGACAACGGCCTGTTCATGCGCCACAGGTCAAACTGCCAGATAGCGTTCAACAGTGAGATTTTGGTTGGTGATTACGTTAACGGCAACATCTATGCCTTTGACTTGGATGTGTACGCAGACAACGGCGGCATCCAAAAGTGGCTACGCTCATGGAGGGCGCTGCCGTCAGGCCAGAACAACCTAAAACGCACAGCCCACCACACCTTGCAACTTGACGCTGAAACAGGCGTAGGGCTGGGCGTCACGCCAGAACAAACTGCTGACGGCATCCTTACTGAGTCGGCAAACGTCCCACCAGCAGGGCCAAGCTACCAACTGATTGCTGAGTTTGATTGGGAATATCTGGCAACCGAGTCGGGCCTTGAAATCATCACTGAACCGTCTTTGGGCTTGCCGGGTGAGAACTTGGTGACTTTTGCCTACACCGGCCCAGACATTGACGGCGCGGATATTGTCACCGAATCATTCCTAGCCACACCAGGCTACAACCCGCAGGTTATGCTGCGCTGGAGCGACGATAGCGGTCACACCTGGTCAAGTGAGCATTGGACTAGCATGGGCAAGATTGGTGAGTTTGGATACCGCACGTTCTGGCGGCGGCTTGGTTCGTCTAGGGATCGGGTCTACGAGGTCAGCGGTACTGACCCAGTAAAGATCGCCATTATGGGCGCTGAGTTGGTGTTAAGTCCAACGTCAAGTTGATATGGCAAACGTCACCCAAATCCCTGCGCCTCGGGTAATGTTTACCCAAGACGGTCAGATCACAACCCAATGGTTTCGTTGGCTCAACAACGTCTACACCATCACCGGCTCTGGCCTTGGTATCACGCCGGTCATCAACGGAGGCACGGGGTTAGGCACTATTCCGACCAACGGCCAACTGCTGATTGGCAACGGCACGGGCTACACGCTTAACACCTTGACTGCTGGCGCTGGCATTACTGTGACCAACGGCGCAGGGACGATAACCGTGGCATCTAGCGGCCTGTTAAGTTTTAGCGCAGGAACAACTGGGTTTACCCCCAGCAGCCCAACAACTGGCGCGGTGGTGCTGGCAGGCACATTGGTAATAGCCAACGGCGGCACTGGCGCTACGACAGCCGCAGCAGCTAGGGCCAACTTGGGTGCTGGCACGGTGACCAGCGTAGGCGGCACTGGCACGGTCAACGGCATCACGCTGACAGGTACGGTCACCACAGCAGGCAACTTGACCCTTGGTGGTACGCTGAGTGGGGTGAGTCTGACTACGCAAGTCAGTGGTATCCTGCCAATAGCCAATGGCGGGACAGGCACTTCCACTGCTGGCGTTAGCGCCACAATCGTGACTGCTAAACTGACTGCACTCGGCGCAAACGGCAGCATGACTTTTACAAACGGTTTGCTTACAGCGCAAACTCCTGCGACTTAGGTTAGGTAACAAGGAGAACGATTATGGGTTGGGGTCAACTATTAGGCGCTGCGGCGGGATATTTTCTTGGCAATGAGTCAGCGGCAGGCACTGCTCTGGGCGCTGCCCTTGGCGGTGGTCTTGATGAGGCTACCGGCGGCGGGGCAACGGGTGCTGCGCGTGAGGCGGCGCAGATTGCAAATGCGTCTAGCGACCGTGCTTTGGCGTTGCAACAACGGATGTACGATGAAAGCATTGCTAGGCAGCAACCGTACTATCAAGCAGGCGTCAATGCGCTTCCGGGCTACCTAAAAGGCATTGCCGCAGGCGGCGAGTATGTTCGGCCCTTTACGATGGCTGATTTTAGAACTGACCCAGGCTATGCGTTTCGGTTGTCAGAAGGCCAGAAATTATTGGACAGAACAGCAGCGCGAGAAGGCAGAATTTTTTCTGGAAGTGCGTTAAAGGCGGCAACTCGTTACGGCCAAGAGATGGGTACGCAAGATTATGGTCGGGCACTCCAAGATTTCTATGGACGACAAGAAGTTGCGCGAAATGCCGCCGCTGGTGTAGCTGGCTTTGGCCCGACTTCCAATGCACTAGCAGCCACAGCAGGGGAAAGACTTGTAACTGGCTCTGCCCCACTCATGCAAAACCAAGGCTATAACACTGCCAACGCTATGCTGGCTGGGGAACGCGCAAGACAATCGTCCTACGGCGACATTGGAAAAGCCTTTGGGTCTGGTGGGTTTAGCAATATGTTTGGAAATTATGGGCGTTCTCAAGGCCCGGTATCAATGCCAGGGTACGGCGGTATGTACGATCCTGCTTACATGGGGCGCTAATCATGGCACTTAATTTTGGACTTCTTAACCAAGGCGGCCCGACAAATTTCTTTGAGGGCTACTCACAAGGCCAAGAGAAAATGCAGGCCAATGCAATGGCCCAGCAGAAAGCCGACCAAGCACAGCAAGAGTTTGGTATGCGCCAGCAGGAGTTTGCCGCTGGTCAGGCTGATAAGCAACGGGTTGCCAAAGCTGCGGTAGTCACACAAGGATTAGCTTTTTACAAAGACGCGCTACTGCGTTCAAAAGACCCTGCTGCTGCTCGTAGAGTTGTGCAGATGCAATATGCAGACCCAGACATTGGCCCAATTAGAAGCCGTCTTGGTTCGTTGGAACAGGCTTTAGCTGAAGTTCCGGATGAACCCACTGCATTTCAAAAATACCTAGAAGACGAAGCTATGGGTTTGGATGCAGTGCTTAAACAACGAGCCAGCACTAGAGAATTTGCCACTGCTATGGGTAGTACTCAGGCCATGCCTCAAGCCAACGCTATGGCTCCTGCTGCACCAGCGCCAATGGCTAACGCTATGGCTGCACCAGCCGCGCCTGCTAATGCTATGGTTGCGCCAGCAGTATCGGGAGAACTGCAAAGCAAACTTACCCAACGCGAAAGGCTATCGGCACTCTCCAATCAAGACCCTCGCGTTAAAGCTACCATTGACCGGCTAGATAAAGACATTGCTAGGTTGTCTCCTGCGGCAGGAGCGCCAAGCCCTTTAGCTAGACTTCAATCAGAACTAGCTGCCATGCCTCCGGGCGATCCACGACGCGCAGATTATTTGGCGGCAATTAAAAAAGAAACTCAGTTTGCGCCTCCGGCAAATACAAACATAACTATGGTTTCGGAAAGAGCCGAACAGGGCGCTCGCGGTAAGATGTTAGTTGATCAATATAGCGACATTGCTAAAGCTGCTGGGCTTGCAGCTAGAACGCTGCCGTCAATTGAGGTAAATTTAAACGCGCTAAACAAAGGTTTTGATACTGGCTTTGGTAAAGAAACAATTGCCGCAGGCGCTAGTGTGTTGGCCTCGTTAGGAGTACCAGAAGCCGCCAAATTTGCTACTGATACCCAAAAGTTTCAATCAAATGCTATTAGCGCCGTGTTGCAAAAGCAGTTGGAACAAAAAGGCCCACAGACGGAATCGGACGCTCGCCGTATTGAACAAATTGGAGCGCAGTTGGGCAAGACTAAACAAGCCAACGAGTTTATTTTGTCAATGGCTGGCGAACTATTGCGTCGAGATATTGATCAACGCAACTTTTATGATCGCTGGTACAAAACCAACAAAACTTATGACGGCGCTGAAAACGCTTGGTTTGGTGGTGAAGGTGGCAAGTCACTGTTTGATCGCCCAGGTCTTAAAAAGTACTCTGCACCAGCACCAGCGGCGGCTGGCGGATTGTCTTCAGCAGAACAAGCAGAGTTAGATCAACTGCGTAAACAAGTTGGGGGGAAAAAATAATGGATCCCCGCGAAGAATTGATGGCCTTGCGTAGGATAGCTGAACTAGAGGCCAAGGCTGCTGGTCAAGCCGCTCCGTCTGAAATGCCTGCGCCTAAACGCGAGGCGTCTACGATGGATATCATTACCAGTGCGCCATACAAAGCACTGGCAGGCGCTGCGGATGTATTTCTTACCGCGCCTGAAAATATTGCTAATCTTGCAAAAATGGGCTATGGCACAGCAATGACTGCGGCAGGCCGACCAGACTTAGCACCAGAGGTAACAGCACCTCGGCAACCTGTTGCGTCAGCCTTACAACGTGCTGGCTTTATTAAACAGCCACAAGGCGAAACTACGCCGTTTCAACGAGGGTTGGACGTTACGATTCAAGGGGCTACAGGCGGGTTGCTGGGCGGTGCATCTGCCATACGCGCCGCTGCGCCTACGTTGATGGGGCAAACTCGCGCAGCAGGCACTATGGCTGCTGTGGGTGGTGGTGCTGGGGCTGCTGGTCAGGCCGTTACTGAAGTTACTGGAGAGCCGTTGTTTGGGGCTGCTACGTCTATGGCGGTGCCTGGGCTTGCCATTGGCGCTGCTCGCGCTCAACAAGCCAACTTACAAGCCCAGCAGCAACGCAACGCAGTTCGTGATTTGACCATTCGGCAGGCGCAAGCTGAAGGCTATTTGACAACTCCTGGGAGCGTAACGCCTAACGTACAAAATGTTTTGTTGGAGCGTATTGCTGGAAAAACGCGAACGCAACAACAAGCATCGGTTGAAAACCAACAAGTTACTGATAGGCTTGCACGACGAGCGGCTGGCATTGGCACAAATGATCCGCTAACCCGCGCCAATATGCAGCAAATTCGTAGGGACGAATACCAACTAGGTTATGAGCCATTAAACCGTATTGGCGCTGTACCTACAGACCCGCAATTTAACACTGCGCTTGACGATGTGTTGGCTGCGTACACTGGCCCCGGACAGTCATTCCCCGGCGCAATTCCTCAACCAGTGTTAAATTTGGTTAACAGTTATCGTGTTGGTCAATTTAACTCGGCTGACGCAATTGGAGCTACGCGAACATTGCGAGAACAAGCCAGAGCAAATATTCGCGCTGGCGGTGACAATGCCTCTGTTGGTTTGGCTCAACGCGCTATCAGCAACGCATTGGAAGACCAGATTGAAAGGCAATTAACCCAAGCAGGCAACCCCAACACTCAAGCAATGCTAGACCAGTTCCGCGCTTCTCGGCAAAGAATGGCAATTAGTCATTCTGTAGAAGATGCAATTGTGGAAGGTGGCGGGTCTGTTAATGCGCGAACATTAGCAAATGATTTGCAGACCAGAGGCCGATACTTTAGCGGCGACTTGGATTTGATAGCGCGTTTTGCAAACATTGCGCGGCCCGTTATGACGCCACCAGGAACTATGGGAACTCCCGGCGCTCAAACCATGATGAATACCGTTGGCATGGGGGTTGGAGGTTTAGGCGGCAACGCTTTAGGCGGCCCATACGGCGCAGGTATGGGCGCTGTTGCTGGCGCATTGGCACCGCAAATTATTTCTGGCGCAGCACGAAGCTACTTGATGTCTCCGTTTGCCCAGAACCGTGCTATCCCAACTTACAATCGTCCGGGCGTTAACGCGCTGGCTGGTAGCAATGAAGCAGTTTTGCGTTCTTTGATGGGTTTGCCAACATTTACCAATCAGCCCAACCAAAACGCCATGATAGGCCCACAGTAACACCCAAGGCTTGATATGTACTACCTCAATGCTTTCAACGAGATGCTGCGTAAGCGTCAGCGGCAGAACATGATGGGTGGCGAGGGCTATCAGGGCGGTGGTAACGCCCCGCCATCTGGCCCAATGGGGCTAGGCCCAGCGCAGGATCGGTCTAGCTTTCGGGATTTCTATAACAATATGTCTCCCGGCGCGCGTTTTGGTCTTAGCATGGTTCCCGGTGTTGGTACGGCGTTCAACATTGGAAGGTTAGCCAACGCAGGTATGTCCGCCTACGAGGCTTCACAGCTTGCGCCTGCGAATGCAGCAATGGATGTGGCTAGACAAGGGTTTCAGGCGAGTGAGAAAGGCTTGTACGATGCGCCAACCGTTGATAATTACGTTGACGACAGCGGCGACAGGCTAGGCTTTAGTGGGCCTACCGTTGGTGGCCCAATGGAGCAACCAAGTATTACTGGGACGAGTTTGGCCCCTATGGCTTATGAAGCTATGAGTTCACCAGTGTCGCAGCCATCTGTTACCGGAACGGCTTTGGACACTTTTGGCGGCGGATTTGGTGGCAGTCCTGCTGGCTTTGGTGGCGGTTTTGGTGGCGGCGTTGGCACTGGTGAATTTGGCGGCAGTCCTGAATCTGCTTCTGATCTGGGTTACAACCAAGGCGGCATGGTCACACCCGACCGCCTGATGGGCCGCGCTCCTGCACCAGACGATGGCTACGGGGCGTTGCAGGGCGGTGAGTACGTCATCACCAAGGCGGCAGTGGAGAAGTACGGCAAGCGTCTGCTAGATGCTATCAACAACGGGACATTCAGATGACTGACGATGATTTCCGCCGCCTAGAGAGCAAGGTTGACAAGCTGACGGATGCTGTTGGCAAGCTGATTTTGTTCGAGGAACGGCAGGCTACCCAGGGCGAACGCATCGGAAACGTGGAAGTCAAGATTGGCATCCATGATGCTGCATTGCAGCGCGTTGACCGCAAAGTCGATCAGTGGGTTAACCGTGGCGTTGGCGTCTGGGCAGCAGCAGCTATTGTCTATTCACTTGTCCAATTCTGGAAAAAATGATTGACGTCACCAAAGCCATTGGAGCAGTTGCAGCCAGCATTGCAGCCATTGGTGGGGGCTACACCCTTGCCGACAAGTTTGGATGGTTTGACAGGGCCATTCTTGAGTGGCATCCAGAGCATTTCAAGATCATGGCAGAGGTCGGCAAGCCCATCAACGTCACCGTGGCTCGGGTAAAAAAACGTGATGATTGCTCAGTAGAGAGTTTTACGCCTAGTGTCCGCGATGCCGCAGGCATGGTGCATGAGGCGACCACTACCGCCAGTAAGTTCAGCGGCCCAGCAGGGCCAGAGATTGATACCTTCACGTACCAGTTGACAATGGTGAGAAAAGAGAAAATTGCGCCTGGATCAGCAACTCTGTTGGCAACAATCAAGTACAAATGTCCAGAAGGGGAGCGTGTGGTTCAGTACCCCCGCCACGCAAACCTAAGTTTCGACCTGAAGGGATAACCAATATGGACTGGCTCAAACAGATTGCACCGACTATTGCCACCGCACTAGGTGGCCCCCTAGCTGGCATGGCGGTATCAGCTATATCCAAAGCCATTGGCGTAGAGCCTGACCAAGTGCAGGACATGATCAGCAACAACAAGCTAACCGCCGACCAGATCGCGCAAGTCAAGCTGGCTGAGATTGAATTGCAGAAGCAGGCGCAAGAACTTGGCTTGAACTTTGAAAAGCTAGAGGTTGAAGACCGCAAGAGCGCAAGAGATATGCAGGCCACGACTCGCTCAATGATGCCGCCATTGCTTGCTGGCGCTGTCACCATTGGATTCTTTAGCATCATGGTGATGATGTTCTTCAACAAGATTGACAGCGCCAACCCCGCTATTTTGATGATGTTGGGCAGTCTTGGCACAGCCTGGACGGGCATCATTGCTTACTACTTTGGTTCCTCTGCTGGCAGCCAAGCCAAAACTGATTTGTTGAGCAAAAAATGACCCCACACTTTACGCTTGCCGAGTTGACGCACACTGACCACCGGCTGCTGGACAACACGCCAAACGCTGCTGAGTTGGTTAACATCAAGCGGCTGGCTGAGTTTCTGGAGACTGTCAAAACCACATTGGGCGGCAAGCCAATAATGATCAACTCAGCGTTTCGCTCCAAGGCCGTAAATGACGCTGTGGGCAGCAAAGACACCTCTCAGCATAGGCAAGGACTAGCTGCTGACTTTAAAGTGCCTGGGATGGCTCCTGACGCCGTTGTAAGGGCTTTGCTCAAACTACCCTATGACCAGATCATCCGCGAGTACGACGCCTGGACGCACATCAGCATTGCTGACAAGCCTCGGCGTCAAGCACTAATCATTGACCGCAGCGGCACACGTACATTTACGTAACAGCGCCATAGCATCCCGCAGGTCTTGCCGTAGTTGCTCAAGCGCCTCTTGCTGGGCTTGTAGTCTCAGGTAGGCGTCCAGAGCAAATTTGTCCAATGTCGTTCGCTCCCAAGCCGCAAAGTTCGGTAGATCGCTCAATTTGATTCCTTATCCATTGTGGCCCACCCAACTGCATCAGCTTAATACGCTGTACCTTGCTGAGTTTGATTGTGTACACCACCTCAAGATTTTGGGTGGGACGTTTCAAGGGCGTTTTCTCGGTAATGGAGCCCAATGCGTCCAAAACTGCGATCCAGGCTGATTTTCGTAGTGTCCCATCGTAGCCACGCCTGACCTGCCAAGCAACAAGACTTTCATGCCAGTCGGTGTGTTTTGGTCAATCGGAATCCAGTAGTAATCATCAGCTACCACTGTTGATCTGGTGCTGTCCAGGCGGTACTTTATCTGTCTCTCCAAATCTTCAAAGGCTTCGTCTTCTGTCATGTGTTCTTCTCCTTGAGTTTGGCTTCAATGGCTCTCGAAAAGCGAATTCTGAATTCTTGCACTGTTCCAACTAATTTCCCATTTGCAACTTGCTCAACAACAGCCTCAATTTCTTTATCCGTCAGCCCTACCCATTGGCGCTGGGGTGGTTCGTCTTGCTGGGGTGAGGCAACATAGCCAAAAAGTTCGGCAAACTCGCGCAACAAATATGTCCCTCGGGTGCCATCCTCAAACGTAATGTCTGGCGATCCACCAGCAGTCAAAGACACAACCTCCCCAAGGCTTTCGTCTTCAAGGCAAATCACCCGGTCGCCTACCTTTGGCATACGCATAGACACTGGCTCGGCTTGCTCCTGCTCCAGCGCGGTGCGTAGAGCGGCTATCAAATTAGCAGTTGGGGTTTTCTCACTCCAACTCCACGACAGCGAGTCCCAGCGATCTACCACTGCTTGCGCGGCTTGTTTTAGGTCAGTCATGGTTGCTCCTTAATGCCGGAATGAGTGAACATCTGAATCTCTGCTTTCCTGCGGACTAAAGCGGCAGACTCAACACTTCTGAAACTTCCAAGATGAATACGTTTTTTGTTATGGTAGATGTATGCCGTCCAAATATTGTCTTGCTTTTGATGACTGACACCGCGAATTCCTGATGTATTGTTCTTTGGCGTTGGCATGTTTTCATTGTTTTGTTTACGCGTTGCAAGCCGTAGGTTTCCAATGCAATTGTTACCCTTGCTCAAATCTTTATGGTCAATTTCATGATCGCCGGGGTCTTCCCCATGGACGTAAAACCATGCAAGGCGGTGTGCCTTGTATTGCCTACCATTGATTTTGATTGACACATAGCCTTTGGTGTTTGGCGCTCCAGCTTTTTCTCCAGCTTTTGCTCGGTTGCTTAGTGTGACTTTCCATTTAAAAACGCCAGTCTCAGGGCAATAGCTCAACAGTTCACGCACCAAATCAATCGGCGGCAGCGGATAAAACTTCATTTTTCAACTCCTATTTGATGGGCGGCTTCGATAGCTCGGGCAAAGCCATTTCTCGTCATGTGACCTTTCGACGCTGCGCTAATTTGCTCATTCGTCAGCGGCTTGCGCTGTGCTGCTTTCTTGCCATCTGCAAAACCACGCTGGTACACAATCGTCAGCGTGTCTGCTTCGTCGTTCATAGCAGATACCCCAGCGCAAAGAACAACGCCGCGAGTGTGCATAGCGCCAAGATGATCGCAATAGCGGTGTCAAGCCAGCCGTAGGCAAAAAGGTTTTCGTCATCGTCTTTCATGTCGTTGTCCTTTCTGCTTTTGCTATTGCGGCACGAACTGAGCGGTTAAGGCCACCAGTTTCAGCCAACAGGTCTTTCAACGCCGCCAACAACTCATCCTTCACTTCAAGCATTGCGTTGCTTATCAAAACTTCTTCGCTTAAATCAGATTTAAGTTGCTGCACTTCATCATGCAACCGGCGCAGTTCGGCGGCGGCTGGGTAGCTTCCGGGTGCCCAACACGCTTCAATCATGTCAGCCAGCCGCAGGGCATCGGGTTGTTGTGTTGTCATTTCTGTTCCCTCGCGGCAAGCATGGCGTCTGCTAGGGAATAGGCGTAAGACGCAACAGCGTCGTATGGGTAGTTTATTTCTCGGTGTGGATCATTAAGTATCCCCAGCATCGCCTTCGCGGCAAAGTAATCGCGCAGGGTCATGCCGTCGTAAAGACCGCTTGTGTCTGTGTGTTCTGTCGGAAACGCTGGGCCTCCTGTGTTAGTTACCATGGTGCATCCTCATGATTTGCAGGGTTAAATGGCATCGGCGGGATAGGCCGGTTCGGGGGCAACTCGGTTGGGAAAGGCCATGTCATGCCGTTCCCCTTGCACGGATGGCTTCCGCCAGTCTTTGCGGGTGCGTGGCATCCCACTGTTCACACACCTTTGCACATTCCTCACGCTCGGCAGCGGCAACAAGGGCGGCGAAGCGTTCCATACAGTCAAAAAAGCCACGCACGTTTGAATCGGCGGCTATCTCGATGCCAGCCTCCCGCGCCAGCTTGATGATGTCATCCTTGGTCATGTCTTGTTCCCCCTACTTGGCAAGCTGAAAGCCACAAGGCTACCTGCCCGTGGCACTTGGGCGGTGTAGTCACCGTCTCCGGTGCGGTACTGGCCGCGCTGCCACAGGTCGTTCTCTGGGGCTTTGACTTCACCAGGGCGTCTTTGGCGCTCAACGTATGCACCCATGATTTCCTTAGTCTTTTGATTCAGTTCCAAGCTGGCGCTTTGCACAATGTGCGTCGGGGTGCGGTTGACCTTAATCTCATCAAGGATGCTCATACTGCTTTCTCCGCATCAGACAAGAACTTGCGCAGGCGCTTGATCCTGGCGTCTTCGTAGCTGACAACACTGGTGGCGTATTCCACCGCAGTGTGGGCTTCCAGGCGGTGCAGTTCGGCGTCAGCCAGTTCTGCTGCTGCCATCTCGACGGGCGTTAGCCGCCTGATGATTCGTTTTAATTGTTGCGTCAATGTCATGGTTTTTTTCCTTCTTTCAAAATTTCCAGCCGTTCCCGGTTGGCGCGTAAGGTGCAATAGCGTTGGTGAATACGCTCCAGCATTGACACTCTGCGGTGTTTCAACTTCTCCTCATCCAGCAAGGCAAGTAAATCAGCCTCACTGTAGTTGGGCAGGTTACTTTGAAATTTTCTCCAAGTCAGCAATTCTCTTCTCCAGTTCGGTGATATGGGCGGTCACCTTGTTATAGGCCCGTGACGCGCTGTTATGCGTCCGGGTGCGGATCAAAAGTTCGGCTTGGGCTGCTCTAAGCCTTGCCTTCAGTTGTGTGAGTCGGTTCACTTCAATGCCTCCAGTGCGATGTCAGAAATGGCGCGTTTGTCATGGAGCGCCGTCCATATCTTTTCGTCGACCGTTTTGTTCGCCACCATGACGTAACACCACACGTCGTGCCGCTGGCCGCTGCGGTGCAGGCGCCCAATGGTCTGTTCGTACAGTTCCAGCGACCAGGGCAGCGACAAGAAAATGATCTTGCTGCCGCCATGTTGCAGGTTCAGGCCGTGGCCTGCTGACTTAGGGTGCGCCAGCAGCAGCTCAACCTTGCCAGCGTTCCAGCGTTCGATGGCGTCTGGCTCGTCCAGCGTTACGGCGCGAGGATGGCGGCGCTTAAGTTCGGCCAACTCTTCCTTGTAGGTGTACGCAATGATGGTGTTGGCGTGTTGGTTCTCGTCCAGCAAATCGTCCAGCGCGTCAAACTTGGTCGAGTCGAACCAGACCGTCGAGTCGCCGTACACGAACCCGGACGCCATCTGTTGCAGCTTGGCCGTGACCACACCAGCGTTAACGGCCACAGCCTGGGCGTCAGGGAACTGCGCCACGAACTCCTTCTTCATCTGGTCGTAAGGCTTGCGGTTGACCATGTCAAACCGCACCGGCACTGTGTGCAGTTGGGGCAGCTTGTCCTTGTACTCGCCCGGCTCCAGCACGAACGTGGCTGGCTTGATGCGCTCCATGACCTGCTCCAGCGCACCTGGGCGCGGCTCCCACTGGTTGAAATCCTTGTTGACCAGGAAGAAATACTGCTGCTGAAACGCGCCCTTGCTGCGGCCCAGCAGCGCCTGATCGACGATCTTGCACTGGCCGAACACGTCCTCCAGCCCGTTGCTGGTGAACGAGCCTGTCAAGCCCCACCTTACAGGGCAGTCCAGCATCTTGTTGAGCGCCTTGAACCTAGCCCCGCTGGGGTTCTTCAACCGGGTCAGTTCGTCGAACACAATGCCGTCAAAACTTAGGGCGGGCAAGGACTGCAAATTGTCGTAGTTGGTCACTACCACCTCACTGACTGATCTGAACGCAGCCTCGCGCTGTTTAGGCGTCCCCACGGCCACACTAACGCGCAAGGCGGGCGCCCACAGTTTGGCTTCGGTCGGCCAGACACTAACGGCCACACGCTTGGGGGCCAGTACGAGGAACCGACTGACATGGCCGCTGGTCAGCATGGCCTGCATGGCCGTCAGCGTTATGGCGGTCTTGCCTGCCCCGACCGGCGCCAGTATCATGGCGCGGTCGTTGGCGAACAAGAAGTCCGCCGCATCATTTTGGTAGGGACGTAAATTCATCTACTTGTTCCTTAGTCCACAGCACGGTGTACTTCTGTTTGAGCCGCGCCATGTCGGCGGCAAAGACCTTCTGGAGCGCAGACAGCCGACCACCAATGGTCTTGACCTCTACGAACCAGACCGTGCCGTCGGGCAGGACGATGATGCGGTCGGCTGCGCCGCCGTGGCCGCGCCACTTGTACGCTATGCCGCCGAGCGCTTTGACCCGCTTAACTAGGTAGGCTTCAATGTGTTTTTCCATGTGACGAACTTTATCACAGAAAAAAATATTTGCACAAGGTTATTTCGTGCTACTATTCGTTCACCCAATCCGGGTAACAACGAAAGTAAAGTTTATGAAGATCGAATTCACCCGCGCCGAAATCGAGCGCGTCATCCTGGCACACGCCAACTCTCTCATCGAAGGCTACAGCTTTAACGAGATCGACACTCGGTATAGCAATATCCCTTCAATCATCACCGTCAGCAAGAAAGAAGAAGATGCAGCACAGTAAGATCGTTGGCGGCTCGACCGCCAAGCGTGTGATGGCCTGCCCCGGCAGCGTGGCGCTGGTCGCCAAGATGCCGCCCCAAGCCGAGAACAAGTACATGGCCGAGGGTACGGCCCTGCACTCTGCCATCGACTACTTGGTCAACGACGGCGACGCCAGCACGTACGAGTTGCTGGGCAAGACCTTCAACGGCATCGTGTTGGACGACGACCACTGCGAGAAGCTGAAGTCGGCGTTGGCGCTGCTGAACGAAGTCGACCCCAAGGAGGAGATGAACTTTGCCACCGAGACCCGTGTCGGCTTTGGTGATCTGCTGCCGGGCGTGTTCGGCTCGACTGACCTGATCGGTCGGATCGGCAACCGCGCCGTTGTGCTGGACTGGAAGTTCGGTGACGGCGTGATTGTCGACGCCGAGGAGAACGCCCAGCTTATGTTCTACGCTGCGGCTGCCATGCGGACGCCAGAGTCGGCCTGGGCGTTCGAGGGTGCGACCGAGGTGGAGTGCGTCATCATCCAGCCGCCAGCAGCACGGCGCTGGGTGACCACGCCCGAGCGTATTCGTCAGTTCGAGCGCGATCTGGTGCAGGCCGTCAAGCAGTCGTCCTATCCTGACGCGCAGCTTACGGTTGGCGATCACTGCCGGTTCTGCACCGCCAAGCCCATCTGCCCCCAGATGACAGGCGCTGCCGACCGGGCGCTGGCCATCAAGCTGGACAATTTAGATGCGGGAAAAATTAGCACCTACTTAAAAAACGCGGATTTGTTGGAGACCTGGATCTCCAGCCTGCGAGAGTTGGCGCTCTCCATGATGGAGTCCGGGGCCAATCTGCCAGAGTACAAACTGGTCGCCAAGCGGGCGATTAGGCAATGGACTGACGAGGACAAGGCCAAGGTCGCCCTGTTCGCGTTGGGCCTCGACGAATCTGAGGTGATGGAGACATCTATCATGTCGCCAGCGAAGGTTGAGAAGGTGCTTAAAAAGCGCAAGATTGCCCTTCCTGCTGATGTGGTGGTCGCCATCTCCTCGGGTAACACCTTGGCAAGCGTGGATGACCCGCGCCCCGAGGTTCTGCTGTTGGGCAAACGACTTGCCCATCTTTCTAAACTATCGTAAAGGTAATCATGAGTAATCTTTCAGTGTTCTCCAAAGCTGGTCTGCCAGCTATTAGTACCCTTTCCACTGCTCTCAAAAGCATGGCCGTGTCGGCGGCTGGCCCATCCGGTGTTGTCATCCTCAAGATGGACAAGACCGGCCATTGGGTGTTCGGCGCTGACCAGACCGAGGTCGAGGACGACTCGACCTGGGCCGTCAATCCCTTCTCTTTCGTCCACGGCTTTATCGCTTGGGGCGACGGTGAGGTGCTTGGCGAGAAGATGGTTGCCGTCAGCCAGCCGCTGCCGGAGATCGAAGACGCGCCGCCATCGGCCAAGCGTGGCTGGGAGCAGCAGATCGGCATGAGCCTTAAGTGCCTGTCGGGCGACGACAAGGGCATGGAAGTGCGCTACACCACGACTTCGGTCGGCGGTAAGCGTGGCGTCCAGGCCATTGCCGCCGCGCTGGCCGAGCAGGTCGAGAAGGATCAGACCAAGCCCGTCGCCGTTGTCAAGCTGAAGAAGGATCACTATCAGCACAAGTCCTACGGCAAGATTTACACCCCGGTGTTTGAACTTGCCGAATGGATTAGCATGGATGGTGAGCCAGAGCCAGAGGCGCCGCCAGCCGGGCGCCGTCGTCGCGTAGCTGCTTAATTGCTTTCTGATGTCCATTCGCAAGAGTGGGCATTGAAAAGGAGACCGTGCTATGGAAATTTGGAAATTTGTGCCGGGGTATGACGGCGGATATGAAGTCAGCAATCAAGGGCGCGTGCGCTCTTTTAGACGTTATGCCGAAGGTCGCATTTTGCGTCCGGGTCGTATGCCTAGCGGTCATCTGAGTGTGGCTTTGGGACGGGGGAATAGTCAGTGTGTTCACAAATTAGTGTTGTTGACGTTTGCTGGCCCTGCCTCCGATAAGTATGAGTGCCGCCATTTGAACGGAGACCCTGCGGACAATAGACTCGCAAATCTATGCTGGGGTACGCGCTCTGAAAATATTTTAGATGCAGTGAGACATGGTACTTGGATGACCTCAGCCCGTAAGGCTGGTGGTGACAAAGGCCGCGCCGTTCGTTGGGGCGTGTGAGTGAGCAACATATATCTCGATTTTGAAACCCGCTCTACCTGCGACCTTAAAAGTCGCGGCGTCTACAACTACGCGCAAGACCTAACGACCGAGGTGCTGTGTATGTCCTACGCCGTCGACGATGGCGAGGTCGGGACTTGGCTCCCAGGCCAGCCATTACCTGACTTCACCGGCCACCGCATCATGGCCCACAACGCCGCTTTCGAGCGGCTGATCTTATGGTACGTCTTGCAGGTCAACATCCCGCTGGAGTCCTTTTACTGCACCGCCGCGCAGGCCCGCGCCAACTGCGCGCCAGGGTCGCTGGAGGACGTAGGCCGGTTCATGGGCGCGTCCATGAAGAAAGACCACCGGGGCGCTGCCCTGATCCGCAAGATGTGCGTCCCACCGTACCAGGAGTCGGCTGAGTTGACCGCCGAGATGATCCAGTATTGCGAACAGGATGTCCGGGCGATGCGGGTCATCAGTCAGGCCATGCGCCCGCTGTCGGACGAGGAACTACTGGACTACCATGTCAACGAGCGCATCAACGACCGTGGCGTCCTGGTCGATGTGCCGCTCTGCCGCGCAGCGGTGTCCTACGCCGCCACAGAGGCCGCTGAGATCGCCCAGATCGTCAGTGAGGTGTCCGAGGGCGAACTGACCTCTGTGCGGTCGCCTAAGATGCGCCAGTGGGTCTGGGATCGCGTCGGCCCCGAGGCCCGCGCTCTGATGACCAAGGATGATAAGGTCAGCATCGACAAGACCGTCCGAGCCAACCTGCTCAACTGCGACGGAGTGCCGCCCGACGTTCAGGAGATCATCCAGTGCGCCGACGACCTGTGGGCGTCATCAGTCGCCAAGTTCGCCCGACTCGCCCAACTGGCCGACGAGGAGGACAGTCGCGTCCGGGGCGCGTTCGTCTTTGCTGGAGGTTCAGCTACTGGCCGCGCCAGCAGCTACGGCGCCCAGGTTCACAACTTCACCCGCAAGTGCGCTAAAGCCCCCGAGGATGTCCGCGCCGCCATGTGCCGGGGTCACGCCATCGTCCCCAAGTTCGGCAAGCGCGTCACCGACGTTCTCCGGGGGATGCTGCGCCCCGCGCTGATCCCGGCCAAGGGTCGGCAGTTCGTCGTCGCCGATTGGTCATCCATTGAGGCACGGGTTAACCCTTGGCTGTCCGGTAAGGGTCAGGCTAAGCTGGACGTTTTCGAGTCGGGCCTTGACCCCTACATCGTCAACGCATCTGGCACGTTCAACCGTACCTATGACGACATCAAGGCCGACTACGACCGTGACGGCGAGTCCGCGCAGCGCCAGATCGGCAAGGTTCAGGAGTTGGCCTGCGGCTTTGCTGGCGGCGTGGGCGCGTTCGCGTCGATGGCTCGCATCTACAGTGTGCGCCTGTCCGAGGCCGACTCTAAGCGCATGGTCGACGCATGGCGCCGCAACAATCAGTGGGCGGTCGGCTTCTGGTCGCAGTTGGAGCAGCAGTACACCAGGGCGATGCGGAACCGGGGGCAGGAGTTCACCGCCGGGCGGATAACTTACCTGTTCGACGGCCTGCATCTCTGGTACGCTCTACCTTCAGGCCGGGTGCTATGCTACCCCTTCGCCCGGCTGGAGGACGACGGCATCAGCTACGCCAAGGCAGCGTGGAAGCCCGCGCAGGACGCCACCGAGTGGCCCCGCGCCCGACTCTGGAAGGGTCTGGCTTGCGAGAATGTCACCCAGGCTGTCGCCAACGACCTGCTGCGCTACGCGCTGCGCCAGCTTGATGATGTGGTTCTGCACGTTCACGACGAGATCGTCGTCGAGGGCGGCTCAGAAGAGGAAGTGCGTAGAGTGATGACTACGCCGCCAGCATGGGCCACTGGCCTGCCGCTGGACTGTGGTATCAAGTCGATGCCGAGATACGGCAAATAAAAACGCCGCCCGGTCAGGGGCGGCGCAAAGGATGACAACGTGCAATTTCTAGAGTTTATCACCGGATTAGCGCCCGAGGGCGAAACAATGCTACTTGTGCGCCAAAAACCACAGTTACGTGGCGGCGAACGGCAGTATCACGCCGATGGGGCCGTCAAGGCCACTTGGCCGTCTTACCTGCCGTCGCACGGCGTTCGTGAGGGCGAGGCATGGTACGGCAACACCGCCTCCTTTATCGTCGACCGTTTTGAGGACGGTCGCGTGTCGGCGTCGTCGGCCAACTGTGAGTATGTGGCCGTGATGGTGCTGGACGACATCGGCACTAAGTCCAAGACCCCGCCGCTGCCGCCGACTTGGATCATGGAGACCTCGCCCAATAATTTTCAGTGGGGCTACGTCTTCAGCGAGCAGCCGCCCAAGGGCGAGTTCGCCGCTGCCATCAAGGCCGTCGCCGCTGCGGGCTACACCGACCCCGGCGCCTGTAACCCTGTCCGCAACTTCCGTCTGCCCGGCTCCGTCAACCTGAAGCCCGACCGGGCTGAGTTCGCGTCCCGGCTAACTGAGTTCCACCCCGACCGCGAGTACCTGCTGGCCGACATCTGCGCCGCCCTTGAGGTGACGCCCGGCCCGGCTGAGTCCTCCGGCCCCCGCCCGATACGGATGGCCGACGATGGCGCCGACGATGTGCTGGTCTGGCTGTCCGGCCAGGGTCTGCTGCTGTCGCGCCCCAACGTCGAGGGCTGGGCCGGGGTCATCTGCCCGAATAGCGCCGAGCATACCGACGGCAACCCAGAGGGCAGGTATATGCCCCTGAACCGGGCGTTCTGCTGTATGCACGGCCACTGCGTCGATCTGGACAGCAACACCTATATGCAGTGGGTCGCCGACCAGGGCGGCCCCCGCCACGCCCCCGGCCTGCGCGACGAGTTGATGGCCGCCCATTTGGAACTGGCCCTCGCCAAGATCAAACCAAGCCCTGAGTACCCCGACGCCGCCGCCGAGATCATCGCCGAGGTTGAGCGCAAAGAGTTGGGCCGGGTCGAGAAGTCTAAGTGGTATCAGCGTTTCGCGTACCTGCAAGACGACGAGGCGTTCTTCGATATGCAGGACAGACGCGAACTGTCCCGCAACACCTTCAACGCCTTGTTTCGTCACATCAGGTGCGAGTCGGTTCACGTCACCGGCAAGACCAAGCGCCGGGTTGAGGCGTCGGTCTGTTTCGATGAGAACCGCCAGGCGGCTGGCGCCAAGTCGCTGGTCGGCATTACCTACGCCGCTGGCGAGTCGGTGCTGGTCACCAAGGACGGTCTGGTCTACGGCAACCGCTGGCGCGACGCCCGCCCGCCGACCGTGGCTTGCGACGTCAGCATCTGGCTGCGCCACCTCGAGCGCATGGTTCCGCTCGACTTTGAGCGTGAGCATCTCCTGAACGTATTGGCCCATAAAGTTCAGTTCCCCGGTCACAAAATTAATCACGCCGTGCTGCTGGGCGGCAAGCCAGGCTCTGGCAAAGACACTTTATTGGCCCCGTTTTTCTGGGCCATCGGCGGCCCCGCCAAACTGAATTGTTCGCTGGTCAAGAATGAAGACCTGACCAGTCAGTGGGGCTACGGTCTGGAATGCGAGGTGATGGAGATCGCCGAACTGCGCCAGTCCGAGGCCCGTGACCGCCGGGCGCTGGAGAATCACCTTAAGCCTGTCATCGCCGCCCCGCCCGAGTACCTGCCCGTGAATCGTAAAGGACTGCACCCCTATATGGCCCTCAATCGGGTGCTGGTGGTGGCCTTTTCGAACGAGCGCGTGTCCATATCGTTGCCCTCTGATGACCGCCGCTGGTTCGTCCTATGGGCGGCTGCCGAACGCCTGCCGGAGGCCGACGCCGTGGCCTTGTGGAATTGGTACGCCCACCGGGGCGGCTTCGCGGGCGTGGCGGCGTGGCTGGCCGGGCGTGACGTGTCGGCCTTCAACCCGTCGGCCCCGCCGCCCATGACCGAGGCCAAGGCCATTATGGTTGAGGCGGGTATGTCGACCGCCGAATCGGTGCTGGTCGAGATGATGCGCGGGCGCCAGGGGCCATTCGCCCAGGGCGTGATAGGCTCGCCCTTCCACGTTGTCTGCGACCGAGTGCAGGGGTCAGGCGCAGCGCCGCCCGGCGTTAAGATTGTTCAGGGCGCCCTGTTCCATGCCTTCCGCGAGGCTGGCTGGCTCGATATGGGCCTGATCCATTCCCGAGACTTCAACTCTAAAAAGCATATTTTCGTGGCGCCTGAACTGGTCAGCATGACCAGGTCAGAGATGCGCCGGACGGTCGCGTAAAAAAGCCTTTTTAGAGGTTCAACAGCAGCGCCAGCAGCGCCGCGAACAGTGCGGCCATCAGCACGGCCGCCCCCAGGCGTCGGCCAGGGCCGTGAAGGTGACGCCCGGCCCAGCGGGTGGGGCGAACAGGCCCGGCCCCCGCCGGATGCGCCCCCAGGCGTCGCGTCGGTTCAGGTTCACTAGGTCGCCGCGCTTGACGGCGCCGTACACCTGATCCCGAGTCCAGCCGTCGGCCAACAGTTCCCGCATGGTCTTGGGGTCGGTCAGGCGCATAGCTTCTCCGCAAAGGCCAGGGCGTCGGCCTCCAGGTTGAAGATTTTGGCGGACGGCAGGGTCTCGCCGGTGTCGTCGTCGCGCAGCGTGACGCGCCAGCGACCGTCGGCCATCTGGCTAACTTCCGCGCTGATCCCATAGTCGGCGTTCTGGATGATCACAGTTCCACCTCCATACTGTCTTCCCCTTCAGGTACGCTCAAACGGTCGCTGAGTGAGTCGTAAAACCCAACCAGGTTGTCGTCGCCGTAGGGCGCCGCATGGTTCGTAAACAGGCGCCGGGTCGAGTTGAGGCCATAATACTGCGCGACATAAGCCGCCGTGCTTAGCGTGGCGCCGTCGGTCGGGTACAGGCGCCGCTCCGGGCCTTTGCTTTTTATGATCTTATGCTTACCTGTAATTTTCAACAGTTCGCCCATAATGTCGCGGTCGTCGCGTACTTTGTACCGGGCGCGGTTGATGGTGATTGTTTTCATGCCTCGACTCCCAATTGATCGGCCAGGGCCGGATTATTGTCGCGCAGCCACTTCGCGAATTTAAGGGTCTGCGCGGCTTTCGCGTAAGAGTTAGGCCATGCGCGTGATGGTGCGCGTAGGGGCGCAAAGTAGGGTTTGATATCGTCGTTCGGATACCAGCGGTTCCCGTTGTCGGTGCGCCCCAGGGCGCGTAGGTGCGGCCAGGATAGTGTTTTCATACTGTACTCCAGGTTATTGGCATGAGTGCCCATGAGCGGCCAGCGTAGCCGCTCATAGTCCATCACGGCATGAGGACGTCAAAATAGGCCAGCATGGCGGCCAGTAGCCCGGCCAGCATGAGGACAAACAGCGCGAGAGTCGCGGCGGCTTTCATAGTCTTAATCATTTGTTGATCCATGCGTGAGTGTCGATATCGTCATACGCGCCTAACATGGCGTCGGCCAGTGAGTCGCGTGTGATCGTCGGATCGTCGGCCAGCGACTCGCGCCAGCCGTTGTTCGGGTCTAATGAGTCGGCAAAATCAAGTAACTGCGCGATGCTGTAGGTGCGCAGCGTATCGGGCAGTGTGGTCATGCTTTCACCTCATCTTTGCGATTGTCGACATACTTGGCCGCAGCATCGGCCACTGGTACGCCAGTGAAATAAAAGTGTAGTGCCGACGGCCATTCGATCCGGCCCGCGTGCGCGGGTTCAAGCGCAACGACAGCATCGGAAAACGCGGCCAAATAAGACGACTGACGTTGTGCTTTAGTTTGAGTTTTCATGACATACTCTACTGTTACCGGACGGATTGTCCGCGTATGGCCGGAGCCATACACTGAAAATCAGACGCTCGCTATCGCTATCGTGCGACGTGCGTGCCCCGCAGCATGGTCTGCGATGACGATATCGCGCGCCTTGATACTTGTACCGGCGCAAAGGGTACATTTGGCACAAGTAGATTTTCTACCGGCTTCGGCGCTGGCCGGGCACATGGCTTCGCCGGGTTGAACATCGATACCCTGAGAGACGCGGAAAACTCGCATACCTAATAGATTTGCCTTTGCTGCCTGATCGATGGTATCGGCGGATGCCATAACTAACGGTGCCCATGCGTCAACGTCGAACCCGACGCTATCCCATTGATGCGTATAACCGCGCCGACCGGCCGCGTACCGGGTAATCTGCGACCACATACGCACCGGCGCGGCAAATGGATCACCGTATGTGCCGATGCGGACAATTTTGCCTTGTAGGGCTCGCGCGATTGTGGCCGGGTCCGCTTTGACGTACTGGCCGCGTAAATATGCGTTATAGACCGATAGCACAGATTTTGCTACTTGTACATAGCATGGCGGTTTCCCGGTTTTCTTCGCCTTGATTGGCCGATGCTCACATTGTCCACACACTGATTCATCATCCCCAGTCTGCAGTGCCTGTACAGGATCGATATCCGACCGGATGATGAACGACTGCACAATGGCGCCGGTTTTAGCATTCTTGCTACCGTCAATCTTATTGATGATGACGACGATGGGTTTTCCATCAATGATCGATGGCCCCTCATATGCGATGTATCCGAGAATTTTCATAGTACTGTCCTTTACTCTATTAAGAGAGGGCCGAGAATTCGACCCTCTCACATAGTAAGCATAAGAGAATCGTGCCAGCTATCGCGGGAGCGCGCTAAGTGCTTGATTTGTAACACTATTTGTCACACTAGGGGAAACCCTTAGTGTGTGTGTGTCGACGTGGTGCTGTTGTGGGTGACGGCGTCGATGTGACCCGGCCCTCTGAAAAACCCCTCTTGTGGGTCATGTGTGCCATTGTTTGTTTAACTCTTAAGAAAATAGATATACTGTATATAATAACAGTAGTTTATAGTACGGGAACTAGGGCTGCGCGCAAAATCACGCGGAAAGTTTTGCGCCTGAAAAAAAGATGGCACACACTGCCCACACTGCCCACACGCAGTTTTTGCGGCAGAAAAAAACGCATAGACACGACAAAAACAACCTAAAAACGACACAAACTATCTCAAAAGAGACGTAAAAACCTATTTGTGGGCAGTGTGGGCAATCCAGCACAATGGCACACACTGCCCACACGACTGCCCACACGACTGCCCACACGACTGCACACACGACTGCCCACACGCCCGGCCGGCTGCTGGCTGCTGGCTGCTGGCTGCTGGCTGCTGGCTGCTGGCTGCTGGCTGCTGGCTGCTGGCTGCCCGGCTGCCCGGCTGCCCGGCTGCTGGCTGCTGGCTGCCCGGCTGCTGGCTGCCCGGCTGCTGGCTGCCCGGCTGCTGGCTGCCCGGCTGCTGGCTGCCCGGCTGCCCGCTGCTGGCTGCTGCGCGCCAGCGCCCGAGGCGGGGGTGGCAGGGCCGAGCGCCGATGGTCACGGCTACGGAGCGTTCGCAAACAATTTTTATTTTTTATGATATAAACCGCGCATGGTCTCCTTCCCGCTATCAATTCGAGAGTTAAAAGCAACAGAGTCGCGCTTACAGGCTGTGTACGATGCAGCAAAGCTAGGCCTGCGCGGCGAGACACTCGCGCTTGCAGCCGGTATGCTGCCGCAAGAATTCATGACGCTGAGTAACTTTGATCCAGTTGTGAACATGGCCGCGATGAAGGGCAAAGCCGACGGCGAACGCGAGATGGCCGAGATACTGCACAACGCAGCGCGAGGCGGCGACGCCAAGGCGGCGCTAGAGATACTGAAGCATCAACACGGCTGGGTCGCCAAGCAGGCCATCTCAGTAGAGATCGACCAACGCATATCCATAACCCAGGCGCTGGCAGAAGCCGAGCGGCGCATCATAGACATCATAGATGCAGACCACAATCTACCAGCCTGAAGACGAACAAGAACTCATGGCGCGGCTGTGGAGTCCAGCGCTCAAAGACAACCCACTGGCGTTTGTGCTGTACCTGTTCCCCTGGGGGCGCAAGGGGACGCCTCTGGAACACTTTACTGGGCCGCGCAAATGGCAGCGCGAGGTGCTGCAAGACCTTGCCGACCATATTAAGAAGAACAAGGGCGTTGTAGACTACTCGGTATTGCAGGAGGCAGTGTCCAGCGGACGGGGTATCGGCAAGTCGGCGCTGGTCAGTTGGCTAACTATATGGATGATATCGACGCGCATAGGCTCGACAACCATTATCTCGGCCAACTCAGAGAACCAACTACGCTCAATCACTTGGGCGGAGATTACCAAGTGGTTGGCTATGGGGCTAAACAGCCACTGGTTTGAAATATCTGCCACCAGAGTGGCGCCAGCTAAGTGGTTAACTGAGTTAGTTGAGCGCGACTTGAAGAAGGGTACTAGGTATTGGGGCGTTGAGGGCCGATTATGGTCAGCGGAGAACCCAGATGCTTATGCTGGTGTGCACAATTTTGATGGTGTGCTGGTGATTTTTGATGAAGCCAGTGGTATTGATGATTCGATCTGGTCTGTTACTGGTGGATTCTTCACGGAGAACACGCCGAATCGGTTTTGGCTGGCGTTTAGCAACCCACGGCGCAATACGGGGTACTTTTACGAGACTTTTCACTCAAAGAGGGACTTTTGGGCGACTAAGGTGGTAGATGCGCGGACGGTGGAGGGGACGGACAAGGCGGTTTATGGGCGAATTATTGATGAATATGGGCCGGACAGCGCCCAGGCGCACGTTGAGGTGTATGGTGAGTTCCCACGGGCGGGGGATGACCAGTTTATACCGTCAGATGTGGTGGATGAGGCGATGAAACGGCCCAAGTACAAGGACAATTCAGCGCCTATCATCATTGGTGTGGATCCTGCGCGGTTTGGGGCGGATGCTACGGTGATTGCGGTGCGGCAGGGGCGGGATATTGTGTCTATAAAGAAATATAGAGGCGATGACACCATGACGGTGGTGGGGCATATCATTGAGGCAATGGAGGAGTACAAGCCTGCGATGGTGGTAATTGATGAGGGTGGGCTGGGGGCGGGGATTGTGGATAGGCTCAAGGAGCAGCGGTACAAGATCAAGGGTGTGAACTTTGGGAACAAGTCAAAAAACCCGATAATGTATGGAAATATGAGGGCGCAGATGTGGGGGGATATGAAAGACTGGCTCAAATCTGCTAGTATTCCGCAGGATAGGTTTCTTAAAACAGACCTAATTAGCCCCCTGATGAAGCCTGATTCACGGGGTACGATCTTCTTGGAGAGCAAGAAAGAAATGAAAGCACGGGGTTTAGCCAGTCCAGATGCTGCGGATGCTATCTGTGTGACGTTTGCTTTTCCTGTGGCGCATCGGGAGTACCGTGAAGCCGCGCCGCGCAGGTACTCGGATCACTCGGCGGTGTCTACTGGATGGATGGGATCATGAAAAAAGGTGTATCTCTATCAGTTGGGCGCGGCGAGAAGCTGCCAACGTCCAAGGGCGCTGGTTTGACTGCCAAGGGTAGGGCTGTCTACAATGCAGCCACTGGCTCTAACTTGAAGGCTCCTGCCCCAAATCCCAAGACCAAGGCAGACCAAGGCCGCAAGGATTCATTTTGTGCAAGAATGGGCGCAGTAGCTGCCAACGCCAAAGATGGCGAACGCGCCAAAGCAGCCCTTAAACGATGGAAGTGCTAATCATGGCTACAAAGAAAATGAACCCGTTTGGCAAAGGCGAATCCAAAAAAATGGAGGCTGCTGAAAAGAAAATGGCTCCAAGCAAAAAAGCCTATGCCGCTATGGAAAAGAAGATGGAACCTAGCCTCCACAAACCTATGGCAAGGAAGAAATCATGAAATCTAGCAAACCCGGCCTCTATGCCAATATCAACGCCAAACAAGCCCGTATCAAAGCTGGCTCTGGCGAGAAGATGAACAAAGTCGGCAGCAAGGCAGCGCCTAGCAAGCAAGACTTTGTAAATTCTGCCAAGACGGCGAAGAAGAAGTAATGCCACTCAAAAAGTCACCTACCCCTGCGGCGTTTAAGGCCAATATCAGGGCCGAGGTCAAGGCAGGTAAGCCTGTCAAACAGGCCGTGGCGATAGCCTATGCGGTCAAAAAGAAGGCGCAAAAGTAATGGTTGACTACACCGGCATTAACAAGGTTGGCAAGGTTGCCGATGTTGGTGGGGGCGATGACGTAGAGTACAGCGATATGCTCTCCACCATGCGATCGCGCATGACAATGGCGGTGGATGCCTACAGTGAGAGCCGGGGCAATGAACTGGATGACTTGCGGTTTATGGCGGGTAGTCCAGACAACCAGTGGCAATGGCCTGCTGACGTACTGGCGACTCGCGGGGCCGTCCAAGGGCAAACCATCAACGCCCGTCCCTGCCTGACTATTAACAAGTTGCCGCAACACGTTCGGCAAGTCACCAACGACCAACGGTACAACAAGCCCAGCGGCAAAGTTATACCTGCGGATGACGTTGCTGACCCTGAGATGGCGGAGATATTCAACGGCATAGTGCGGCACATTGAATACATCAGTGACGCTGACATTGCCTACGCAACTGCCTGCGAAAACCAGGTTACTTATGGCGAAGGCTACATTCGCGTACTGACTGAATACTGCGACGAGAACAGCTTTGACCAGGAACTGAAGATAGGGCGGATTCGCAACTCATTCTCGGTCTACATGGATCCTGCTATCCAAGACCCATGCGGTGCGGATGCCCGGTGGTGCTTTGTCACGGACGATGTACCCAAGGACGAGTACGAGCGCCTGTACCCAGACGCTGCGCCTATCAGTAGCCTGCTGTCCCTTGGGATTGGCGATCAAGATTTACAGCAGTGGCTGCGCGATGACACGGTGCGGATTGCGGAATACTTCTATCGGGAGTACAAGGCCGAGACACTGAACCTGTACCCCAACAACATCACGGCGTTTAACAACACGCCTGATGACAAGCAACTCAAGATGCTCTACGGCAAGCCGCTGAAGACTCGGATTTCGCAGCGGGAGAAGGTTTGCTGGGTTAAATCTAATGGCTACGAGGTGCTGGAGAAGCGCGATTGGGCGGGTAAGTACATCCCCATTGTGCGGGTGGTTGGCAATGAGTTTGAGGTCAACGGGCAAATTTATGTCTCGGGTCTGGTGCGAAACGCCAAGGACGCCCAACGGATGTACAACTACTGGGTAAGCCAAGAAGCAGAGATGCTGGCCCTAGCGCCCAAAGCCCCATTTATTGGCTACGGTGGGCAGTTTGAAGGGTACGAGACTCAGTGGAAGACTGCCAACACTACCAACTGGCCCTACCTTGAGGTCAACCCAGACGTTACGGACGGGGCTGGCGCTACCCTGCCACTGCCCCAACGTGCCCAGCCCCCGATGGCCTCTAGTGGCCTTTTGCAAGCCAAATCAGGGGCATCTGAGGACATTAAAGCGGCAACGGGGCAGTACAACGCTAGTCTGGGCATGGGCGGCAACGAGCGCAGCGGCAAGGCTATCCTAGCTAGGCAGCGCGAGGGTGACGTTGGAACCTATCACTATGTTGACAACTTAGCCCGTGCCATTCGCTATGTGACCCGGCAACTGCTGGACATGATCCCCAAAATCTACGACACCCAGCGTATTGCGCGAATCATTGGCGAGGATGGCGATACTGAGATGGCAAAGATTGACCCGTCCCAAGAGATGCCGGTCAAGCGGATCGTCAATCAAGAAGGTATTGAGATTGACAAAATCTACAACCCCAATGTCGGCAAGTACGATGTGGTGGTGACCACCGGCCCCAGCTACAGCACCAGACGCCAAGAGACACGGGAAGAAATGGCCCAACTACTGCAAGGCAACCCTGCGCTCATGGGGATTGCAGGCGACTTGTTTGTCAAGGCAATGGATTGGCCTGGGGCAGATGAGTTGGCTAAACGGCTGGCTAAGACCATCGACCCCAAACTCTTGAGTGACGATGAAGACCCAGCCTTGCAAGCTGCCAATATGCAGATGCAGGCTATGGGCCAAGAGATGCAGCAGATGCAAGAAATGCTGCAAAACGTCCAAGAATCAATGGAAGCGCAGACTTTGGAGATCAAGCGGTTTGACTCTGAGGTCAAAGCCTACGATGTAGAAACCAAACGCATGACCGCAATGGCCGCTGCCATGACGCCTGACCAGATACAAGAGATTGTGTTGGGGACTGTGCAGGGCATGATTACCAGCGGTGATTTGATGAGTTCGATGCCGCAAGACCAAATGATGATGCCGCCTGAAATGATGCCGCCACCAAACCAAGGTATGTAACATGGCTACCACATCACTATCCCCCACGCCCAAACTGCAATTCTTTGATGCCAACGGCGCACCTCTGGCCGGTGGGCTGCTGTACACCTACGAGGCTGGCTCGACTACGCCACTAGCCACCTACACCGATTCCACTGGCGTCAGTGCCAACACTAACCCCATTGTTCTAGACAGCCGTGGCGAGGCCAATGTGTGGCTTGCTGGGGATATATATAAGTTTGCCCTGTACACCAGCGTAGGCGTGTTGATCTGGACAGTAGACAACATTAACGGCAGCACTTTTGCCTCTAATGCTACAGGTGACGGGACAACAACTGCTTTCTCGGTGGTTAACGGATTTACCGCCATCTACATCAACGGCGTGTACCAGAACCGCAACACCTACACCGTAACCAGCGGCACGGTGACGTTTACTCAAGCGCCGCCATTAAACGCAATTATTGAAGTTGTTTACAACTAGGAATCGCCATGTTAAAAGTAGCAAATTCAATCATCAGCGCCAGCCAAATTGCAACGCCAATCACGTTTGCTGGTGACGTTACCCTGTCCACAGGAAACCTAGTCATCGGCACCTCGGGCAAAGGCATCGACTTTACTGCCACTGGTCAACCTGGTGGCATGACTAGCGAATTGCTGGCTGACTATGAAGAAGGTACTTGGACGCCTGTATTTGGTGGTGCAAGTAGTACATCTGGGCAAAGTTATGGCGCACAAATAGGTTTTTACACTAAGATTGGCAGACAAGTATTTTGTTCGTTTCAATGTGAGTTTTCTGCTGAAGGCACAGTTACTGGAAACCTAAGATTGACAGGACTTCCTTTTACACAAAATGGGACTACTTATGGTGCTGGGTATTTGTCGCAAATGTCAAACCTTGGTAGTAGCTGCATTAACGGAACAATTCGTATTGGTGGAATGACAGGCGTTGTTTTTGTTACGACTGTGGCTGGCACAAGCCCTACTGCTGAAGTAGATGCGGCTACTTTTTTAACTGATTCAACTGTGCTTATTGGTTGCCTTCAATACTTTGTCTAAAAGGTAAATATATGGCGCTAACCAAAGTCACAAATTCCATGATCCTTGGGGCGTATGCTAACGCCTGGGATTACATGACCCCTGCCCAAATTGCCGATGTGCAAGCGGGAACCCTAACACTTGATGTTACATCTGCACTTCAAACATGGATTACTGCAATTGGCACTGGTAACTATGAAGGTGCAATTTCTGGAACAAGGGCGGGTTATTTGCCAGCAGGGAAATATCGTGTTAGTTCTACTTTGACGATTCCTGCAAACACATCTATTTTTGGCGTACCAACAAATTCAATATTGCGTCCATCAGCTACTTTTACCGCAGGAACTCCTGTTTTAGATGTTCGTTCTGGCGTTAACCTCTACGGCTTAGTTGTTGATGGCATTGATGCAGCCGATATTGATGGATATGCCATCCCTAACAGTGAATCAACGCTTGGCAATAATACGCTGATTCAGAAATGCTACGCTTCACGGCTTACACGCACCGGAGTTACTGGCGGTTTTGGTTTTTATGTAGAAACAGGTGTTGGAAATACTTTCCGTGATTGTTATGCAACTGGCAACTTTTTTGGTTTGTTAATTAAAAATGTGTCTCAGCCTATATTTAGCACTATCCAAGTGTTTGAAGAATGTTTTTTTACTGACAATCAAAAAGGCGCATATATTGTTAGCGGCCATCAAGTTAATTTTAACAGTTGTAATTTTGAATCCAATACTGAGAATGGTTTGTATATTAATTCTGCACTTGTTCCGGCAGCAATTGACAATGTTGTTTGCACAAACTGCTGGTTTGAAGACAATTGGACTTCTAAGTCAGGCGCTGCCAGAAATGCCGAATACGATGTTGAAATCATCAACGCAAACTCTTTCACAGCCCGTCAATGTGAAATGTCTCAAACTGGCCCTGCTGGGCCAAAGAACTTTCATTTTCAATCAGCGTCATTAAACTTTGTGTTGGATAACAACACATATAACTGGTTTAACGCCAACACCATTACTGTTGATTCAGGATGCACTGGGACTATTAACAATTGGCCTAGCAATAGAAATTACGTCAATTATGTAAATGACGCATCTGGGTCTACTGTGCGTAACATGGTTGGTCAGCGATTTGTTTCTTTTGCTCCTGTAGCCACTTTTGCTAGTGTTGGCGATCTTAGCGTTGCTTACACAACTCAAATTGCAACAGCATCGTTTAACTCAGGACTGTTAACGCTAAACATTAGCTTGGAATTTACGCCTACCTTTACAACTGCTACTGACGAACTAATTATTACTAATTTGACTGCTGACATGACATCGTTTACCCAAGTTGGTCTAGTTTGGGAGGGTTCAATGTATTTTTCAAACATTACAAAAGCTTCATACACTCAATTTACGCCTGTCATTGAAAGCAATGCAAATTCAATTAAAATTCGTGCAAGCGGTTCTGGTCAAGCACTTGATTATGTAAAAGCTACAAACATTGCATCAGGTGTATTAACAAAAATATTTATTAGTTTGACTTACAGAATCCCAACAATTTAATTATTTAAAGGAATTATCATGTCTCTAGAAAAAGTTATCTCTGTTGATCATATTGAAGTCTTGGAAAACGGTGCTGTCCAAGTACGCACTAAGACTGCCATCATGGAAAATGGCAAGCAGATCAGCGGTACGTTCCACCGCCACGTAGTCGCCCCTGGCGATGACTACAGCGCCGAAGATGCCCGTGTGAAGGCTATTTGCAAAGCAACGCATACGGCGGCTGTGGTGGCTGCTTACAAGGCTGCTGCTAAACCATGATCCGCACCGCCTCTGGCCCAATCCTGCTGTACATGAAAGCCTGTGGCTTCCAGGGCTGGACTAGCTTTTGGGGCGTGATCTACATGGCACCAGGCTATGAACTGAACAACGCTTTGATCAGGCATGAAATGACGCACTTGGAACAGATGCGGCGGGATGGCAAGCTGATCTACGCTATCAAGTATGGCTATTGGCTACTGCGCTATGGCTATAAAATGAATCCGTATGAAGTTGAGGCACGAGCCGCTGAACAACCTTGAAAGACAAACATGGCTAACGAACAATCCGCATTTTTTCCAAACGGCCCAACCGTTGTGATTACCGCTAATTCAAGCGCCCCAACAGCCGCGCAGATTCTGCCGACTTTTACGGCAGTCACACCGCCCACCAACCAGTACCGAGTGGTCAACGTGGGGTCGGTAACCGCCTTCTTAGGTGTTGGTGCAACGGCGGCTATTGCGGTTACCAATGCCGCAGCAGTCACCACCACCGGCAACGGCATCCCTATTGTGGCTGGCGCCGTGGAAGTGTTCAACTTCCCGCCAACCTCATTCTTTACCGCAACAGCGGCGTCTTCTTGTGTTCTTTACGTCACACCTGGACAAGGACTATAATATTTGTACTGGCCCAATGACCAGGGAATCTTAGGATTCAAAAATGTCAGATGTAGAGCAAGTAGCGGAATTAGCCCCCGCGCCGGAACTGGAAACCACGGCGGTTACTCCAGAACCTGTAGTTGAAACGCCGGAAGTAGCAGCTAAGACATTCTCGCAAGAGGAACTTGACGCCGCTATTGGTAAACGCCTCGCAAGAGAGCAGCGAAAGTGGGAACGAGAGCGACAGCCTGCGCCAGCAGTGGCAGTGGATTTGCCCCCGCAAGATCAGTTTGAGTCGGTTGATGCTTACGCAGAAGCCAAGGCTTACAAACTGATTGAGCAGCGGGAACTCCAGAAACAGCAAGCTGAGATTCTTGATGGGTATCACGAGCGTGAAGAAACGGCTAGGGCTAAGTACAGCGATTTTGAACAAGTTGCCTACAACCCCAGCCTGAAGATTACAACCGTGATGGCACAGACGATTCAATCGTCGGACATTGGGCCTGACTTGGTTTATCACCTTGGCTCAAATCCGAAAGAGGCAGATCGTATTTCTCGACTAGCGCCTATTTTGCAGGCTAAAGAGATTGGACGACTTGAGGCTAGATTAGCCGAAAACCCCGTTCAAAAGCGCACTTCTGGTGCGCCTGAGCCGATTTCACCAGTCACCGCCCGAGGGGTGGGTTCTGGGTCTTTTGACACAACTGACCCACGGTCTATCAAGACCATGAGTACCAGCCAGTGGATTGAGGCCGACAGAGCGCGACAAATGAAAGCGTTGCAGGCGCGAAAGTTTTAATTTATTTTCTAAGGAAAAATCGTGGCTAACAGTATTCTTACCATTGACATGATTACTCGGAAGGCTCTTGAGATTCTTGAGAACAACCTGGTAATCACCCGCAACGTGAACCGACAGTACGATGACAGCTTTGCTGTTAACGGTGCCAAAATCGGCTCTACCCTGCGTATCCGCCTGCCTGATCGCGCTCTGGTGACTGACGGTGCAGCCCTGCAAGTGCAGGACGATGCCGAGCAAAGCACCACGCTGACGGTTTCTACCCAAAAGCACATTGGTGTAAACTTCACCACCGCTGAGTTGACTTTGCAGTTGGATGACTTTGCAGAGCGGGTTCTCAAGCCCCGTATCTCGCAGTTGGCCTCCAGCATTGACGCTGACGTTGCTAATGCCTACAAAGCCATTTTCAACACCGTAGGCACTCCCGGCACTTCTCCCGCTACCGCTTTGGTTCTGTTGCAAGCGCAGCAGAAACTCAACGAATCGGCTGCTGGTATGGCTCCTCGCTACGCTACCGTCAACCCTGCTGCTAACGCTGGCTTGGTCAACGGCCTGTCTGGTTTCTTTAATCCCACCGACACCATCAGCAAACAGTTTAAGAACGGCATGATGGGTACTGGCGTGTTGGGCTTTGACGAAATCAACATGAGCCAATCCATCAAGGTTCACACCACCGGCTCTCGTGCTGGTACGATTTTGGTTAACGGTGCTGTTAGCACCCAAGGCCAATCGACCATCAGCATTGACGGCCTTACTGGTGCGACTGACACAGTGACTGTTGGTGATGTGTTTACGATTGCAAACGTGTTTGCAGTTAACCCACAGACCCGTGAGTCAACTGGTTCGCTACAGCAATTTGTTGTGACCGCCGCACAAACTGGCGTTAGCAATGCTTTGGCAAACATGGCAATCAGCCCACCGATCTACACCAGCACAAGCGCCTTGGCTACCGTTAACAGCTTCCCCGCTGATAACGCTGCCGTGACCTTTGTTGGTACAGCATCTACTGCCTATCCGCAAAACATGATCTACCACAAGGACGCCATTGCGTTTGCTACGGCAGATTTGGTCTTGCCAACCGGCGTAGATATGGCTGCTCGTGCGGTGCATAACGGTATTAGTTTGCGTATTATTCGTGATTACGACATCAACAACGACCGTATGCCTTGCCGTATTGACGTACTCTACGGTTTTAGCACTATTCGTCCTCAGATGGCTTGCCGTCTGTGGGGTTGATCTAACTCATTTGAAAGGAAATTATCATGGCTCTCCCTAATGGTGCAGGCGGTCAACAACTTGGTGACGGCAACCTACTTGAAGCAGTAATGGGGGTTCAAACCATCCCAGCTACTTTGACCGGCGACACAACTTTGACTGCGGATCAAGTGGCAGTTGGTTTGGTTGTTTGCAAAAAATCCTCGGATGCTACGTTGACTGTAACGCTGCCTACCGCAGCGTTGCTTGACGCAGCTATCACAAGCGCAAAAGTTGGTTCGTCTTTTGATCTAACTATTTGCAACGACAACAACTCTGGTGCTTCTTCTACTGTTCCGGTCACAACCGGCACAGGTATCACAATTTTTGGTTCGGTAACCGTGGGCCGTCATGGCGCACACACCTACCGTTTTGTGAAAACTGGCGATGCTGCTTACTCGGCCTTTTTGAAGTAAGCTAGATGGCAGTCATTTACTTACGTCACCCCGTGCATGGGACAAAAGTTGCGTGTATGGAAGCAGAAGCCGTTTATGACGAAAAAAACGGCTGGGTGAGGTTTGATGTAGATGCGGTAGACGAGCCTGTCACGGTGAACGAAATGAAACGTCCCCGTGGCAGGCCACCCCGAGTTGAGGTTGTTGACGTAGGAGCATAGGTATGACCACATCTGCTGGCGACCAGATAAACGGGGCATTGCGCCTGATTGGGATGTTGGCAGAGGCTGAGACACCTTCAGCAGCAACATCCGCTGACGCACTGTCGGCAATGAATCAGATGATTGACTCATGGAACACTGAGCGTTTGTCGGTGTTCACTACGCAAGACCAAGTGTTCACTTGGCCTGTAAATCAAGCTACACGCACGTTAGGCCCAACAGGTAACTTTGTGGGCAACCGGCCTGTTTTGGTTGACGATGCTACTTACTATAAAGATACCTCAAACGGTACTTCGTATGGCATCAAAATAATCAACGAGCAGCAGTACAACGGCATTGCTGTCAAAAACACGACCAGCACCTACCCGCAAGTGCTGTATGTCAACATGGGCTACCCCGACATTACGATGACGGTATACCCTGTGCCAACTTCACCGCTGGAATGGCACTTTGTCTCGGTTGAGGAACTGACGCAACCCGCAGTGCTGGCAACTACGCTGTCGTTTCCACCAGGTTATCTACGAGCCTTCAGGTTCAATCTAGCTTGTGAGATTGCCGCTGAGTTTGGCGTCGAGCCAAGCCCCCAAGTCTCGCGCATTGCCATGACCTCTAAGCGCAACATCAAGCGCATCAACAATCCTGACGATGTGATGGCAATGCCCTACGGCATAGTCGCCAACCGTCAACGCTACAACATCTACGCTGGGAACTTTTAATTATGACTACCGTTGCCATCTCCGGTCTGCCCGTTGCTACCGTCATCAACGCTGCTGACATTGTTCCTTTTGTCCAAGCTGGCACAACCAAGAGCATCAGCAAGACCCTGTTGTTCACCAGCCCTGCATTGGTGACGCC